GCCCCGCTTTAGCCGACAAACAAGGCTGGGCACTCTTCATTTCAACGCCCGACGGCACCGCCAGCTGGTTCTACGACCTCTGGTGTTACGCGGACGAAGGCGACAACGACTGGAGCCGCTGGCAATTTACGACAATCGACGGCGATAACGTCCCACCAGAGGAAATCGAAGCCGCCCGCGGCCAACTCGACGCCCGCACCTTCCGCCAAGAGTTCGAGGCCAGCTTCGAGAATCTCAGCGGTCTCGTCGCCGTCTCATTTAACGACGCCAACATCGACAAAGTTGTACAAGATTTGCCTATTTTGCCCCTTTTGGTCGGCGTGGACTTCAACGTCGATCCAATGTCCGCCATTTGCGCGGTCAAAAAAGGCGACGTGCTCTGGGTCTTCGACGAAATCATCATGCGCGGTGGCGCCACCACCTGGGATCTCTGCGAAGAAATCCAATCCCGCTTTGGCGTTGATCGCCGCATCATCACGTGCCCCGATCCCACCGGCGGCGCCCGCAAAACCAGCGGCGTTGGCGCCACCGACCACAACATCCTCCGCAAATCCGGCTTTACCGTCTCCAGCCCCCGCAACCCATGGAAAATCCGCGACAAGATCACCTGCGTCAACACCGCTCTCCTTGACGCCTCCAATACCCGCCGCCTTTTCATCCATCCACGCTGCGTGGAACTTATCAAATCCCTCCGCACCCTTACCTATGCCCCCAACACCGGCCTCCCCAACAAAAACCTTGGCGTTGACCACGCCTTCGACGCCCTTGGATACCTTTGCCTACAGGTCTTCAACCTCGCCAAACCCGAAAACCTTGGCAAGACGAATTATCGTGTGTGGTAAAAGCTTCCTTGGAGCGTAATGCCAGCCAAAAAACCCGGCCTGTACGCCAACATCGCGGCCAAACGCAAGCGCATCGCCGCCGGCAGTGGCGAAAAAATGCGTAAGCCTGGCGCCAAAGGCGCCCCCACCGCCGCGGCCTTCAAAGCCTCCGCCAAAACCGCCAAAAAACCCAAAAAGTAACGCCTGATGTCCGTCGATTCCGGCACCATTTACGACGGTGAACTCACCGTCTACGACGCTGGAACTCGCACCACAGCGGGCTACTTCACCACCATTGACGCCACGGCCAACTACTGGTGCTTCCAAATCACCGTCACCAGCCACACCAGCGGCAACATCAACTTTGATTTTGATGGCAGCCTCGACGGTACCAACTGGGGCCACATTACCGTCACCACCAAACACGCCGGCAACCTGACCATCAACGAAAACACGACGGTCATGTACTTTGCAACCGGTAGCCCGTGCCGTTACGCCCGCGCCCACATCACCTCCATGCCATCCGGCCCAACTGTGGCCTGTAAGGTTGGTGCAATGTAATGGCCATCCAAACCATCACTGGCGGCTGCGTCCACGTCGAAATCGACGCTGAGGAAGGTAACACGCACGCTACCTTTGTTTTCAGAACGCCCTCTGTCCCCGAAACATTGGGCGGCTTCATTACGATGCTAGCCCACGGCATCGAAATCCTGGTGCCCATCGCTGACCCTAACGACGAGGAGGACGACGATGACGATTGAGTATCGCGGCGAAAAATTTGCCGGCTACAACAAACCCAAGCGCACCCCCAACCATCCCAAAAAATCTCATGTCGTCCTCGCCAAGGAAGGCGATCAAATCAAACTAATCCGCTTCGGACAACAAGGCGTATCCGGTTCACCCGCCCAAAAAGGTGAATCTGCCGCCAGCAAAGCCCGACGAGCTTCCTTTATGGCCCGCCACGCCCAAAATATATCCAAAGGCAAAATGTCCGCCGCATTTTGGGCCGCCAAAGTCAAATGGTAATTACCGCCCCTCAACTCTATGTATCCACATCTTTAACTCCTTGACATATCTCCTAAGCCTCTCAGCTTTTTCTAAATGCCAAACATCCCCACTCTTAAAGTATCGGGACATATGCTCATCTATACCCCTCAAACACTGGTGAATGAGCGGGTTCCAGGGTTCTCTTACGGGTGTATTCCACTCACGCACGTTAAAGCGGGCGCGTTCACTGCCAAAATAGGTACAAAGTAGGAGTCCAGCCGTGGTCTACAGCGCCAACATCCCACCGACTGGAGCTGTAGTCAGCGAGTCGCCGTTCGTCCGCAGTCTGGACGTCATCTCAATGATGCCCGACTGGCAAGTAATGGCTGCCGTCACCCGCGGCACCAACTACATGCGCGACCTGAGCGAAACATATCTTCCCCAAGAACCCCGCGAAACAGACGACGCCTACGAAACCCGCGTAGATCGCAGCGTCCTTAGCCCATACACCAGCCGCCTTATTGAAACCGCAGCTGGCGCCATCCTCCGCAAACCCATCCATATCGAAGGCGACGAATACTGGCTTGCCCTGGCACAAAACATCGACGGCCTGGGCTCCAACATCAACGAATACGCCCGTCGCGCGTTGGTAAGCAGCCTGACATTCGGCCACAGCGCAATCCTGGTGGATTATCCCGCCGCAATGGGCGCCGTCAATCTTGCCGAAGAACGCGCCCAAGGTCGCCGCCCCTACTTCATCCACGTCGATGCCCCCCAAATCTGGGGCTGGCGCCAGGAAAGCACGATGCCTGGCTCACCACTTGTACAAGTCCGCATCCACGGGTACTACACCCGCCCCATCAACGACTTTGGCGAAGACCAAATCGAGCAAATGCGGGTGATATATCCCGGCAAGTACGACCTCTACACACTGGGCGAAAGCGTTGTTGAGTTCAGCGAAAGCGGCGGCTACAGCCTCGACACCATCCCACTGGTGCCGATCTACAGCAACCGCCGCGGCATGTTGCGTTCCCAGCCCCCACTGCTCGACATCGCCAACCTGAACATCACGCACTACCAAAGGCAAGCGGACCTAATCCACGCCCTCCACATCGCCGCAATGCCCACCCTTGTCCTTGAGGGCTGGGACGACACAACCGGCAACGCAACGATGGGCGTCAACTACGCCATCGCCATGCAACCGGGCAACAAGGCGTACTACGTTCAAGCCGACGCCACGAGCTTCGACGCCCAAATGGCCGAACTCCAATCCCTGGAGCAGCAGATGTCCACACTGGGCGTCACCAAACTTTTCGGTCAAAAATTTGTCGCCGAGTCCGCCGAAGCCAAGCGCATCGACCAAGCCCAATCCAACAGCGTCCTCTCCATCATCAGCCAAGAACTGGAGAGCGGCCTCAACCAAGCCTTTGCCTTCGCCGCCGAGTACGTCGGGATTGAAGCCCCCAAAATTACGATTGACCGCGACTTTGATTACTACCGCTTGATCGGCCAAGACATTTCCGTCCTAACCCAACTCAACCAAGCCGGCAAGATCAGCGACTCCATGCTGCTGGAGATCCTGCGACGCGGCGAAGTCCTGCCCGACAACATCAATATCGAGGACGAGTTGAAAGCAGCCGATTCTTAACTGCTAAAGTAAATACGTCTAAGTAACACACAACCGTGCCCGAAGAACAGCAAGCTCCAGCAACTCCTGTGGAGACTGGTGCGCCTCAGCCTGTGGCTGAAAGCTCCGATCTGGCCAACCAACTCGAAGCCCTCAAGGCTAAGAACGCCGAGCTGATTGCCGAACGCCGCAAGGACCGCGAAAACCGCGAAACCCTCCAAAAGCAACTCGACGAAATCCGCGCCGCCCAAGAACAAGCCAAAACCACCCAGCTAGCAGAATCAGGCGAGTTCAAACTTCTCTGGGAACAAGCACAGGAAACTGTCGCCAACCTCAAACAACAACTAACTGTCCGAGAAACCGAAATCAGCGAAATCCGCCAAGGCTTCACACAAGAGCAAATCAAATCATCCGCAATCGCTCAGCTGTCCCAAGCCGGTGCATTAGCACCCGATCAGCTGTATCGTTTATTGCAGGAGAACCTACGCGCCAAAGAAGGACAGCCTGTGGCTGTTGTCGGCGGCGTCGAAGTTCCGGTAGGCGAATATATCGCCAACCTCAAAAATCCAGGCAGTGGTTACGAGCATCATTTCGCCGCCACGAACCGCGCTGGTATGGGTGTCCCGGGTAGTGCCCGCGCCACCGCGCTTCCCGGCCAAACCAACCCCTGGCTAAAGGATTCCTGGAACATCACTCAACAAATGATGATGCTCGCCAAGGATCCCGACAAAGCCCGGCTGTTGAAATCAGAGGCTGGAGCACGATAGCCCCTGTGGGGCAACTCCCGTAAACCCATTAGGAGCCCACAATGGCTGCTTCCCTTGAAAACTATTCCGGCGGTACATTCCTGTCGGATCTTGTCGCACGTCCCGAGTTTCTCGCTTATACCAGCGAGGGCATCTTCGAGCAATCGAAGTGGATCCAAAGCGGCATCGTGCAACGCAACGCTGCTCTGGACGCCCGTAGCGGCGGCACCCGCGTGCGCGTACCCTTCTTCGACCCCATCAACCCCAACGAAGAGCAAATCCTCTCTACGGCCGGTTGGGGCGACTCTGGCGCCGGCTACCTGACTCCTCAAAAGTCAACTGCCGACGAGCAGATTATGACCATCCTGCACCGTGGCTTTGCCTACGCCGCAGACGACCTCAGCCAACTGGGCTCTGGCGCTGATCCTCTGGCTCACGTCCGTAACCAGCTGACTGCCGCCATCAACAAGCTGAAGACCACCACCCTCGCATCCCAACTGCTGGGTCTGTTTGGTCCCATCGCTGGTAGTGGCGTCCTCGGCCCCAACCAGCTGGACAAAACCTTTGCTGGTGCGCCCGGCTCCATGGGTGAAGGCAACTTCCTGAATGTCGCCAATGTGGTCGGCACCAAGGCCAAGTTGGGCGAACGCGGCGACGAACTGGATGCAATCGCCATGCACTCCAACGTGGCGTACTACCTGCAACAGATTGGGATGCTGACCTTCAGCACCTCGGCTCTGTCCACCGGTGGCGCTGTCACCTGGGGCGGCGGCGGTGTGGGCGTGACCCAAGCCGAATCCGCGTTCTTTGCCGGACTGCGTGTCGTCATTGACGACCAGCTGACCGCATTGACTGGCGGCACGGCTACCCACGCCAAGAAGTACCCCGTGTACCTCTTCAAGTCGGGTGTTGTCTCCGAAGGTATCCAACAGGATCTTCGTCTGGCTGCCGACCGCAATATCCTGTCCATGCAGGATGTGCTTGCTGTTGATTACCACTATGGCTACCACATCACTGGTACCAAGTGGGCTAGCGGCACCGACAACCCCACCAACGCTACCCTGGCCACCATCGGCAACTGGAACCTCGTGTTTGCCACCACCAAAATGGTGCCCATCTGCCGTCTGCTGGTCAACACCCCGTTCGACACCACCGCCTACAGCTGATCAATCTCGATCAAACGAAAGGGGCTCTTCGGAGCCCCTTTTTTCTTGTCAGTCGATACCCAACCGCAACTTTTCCTGGCGCTCAAACACATACTTTGAGTCAATCACCATTTTGTACGACTGCAAAATCAACTGATTAACCAGCACATACGAGACCTCCAGTTTCTCGCAGATCTCAGGCACAGTCGCGCCTGATTCCCGCAACTGTCGAATCTCTTTAGCCACCGCACTCCATTCCCGTGGCTTCCTCGGATCTGGAGCAACCACCTCTTTAACTTCTAGGCTGACGTCAGCAGAAGCAGCTTTACGCGCAGTCATGAAAACAGTTCGGCTTTTCGTACTACAGGATAACCTCCGCTCCTTCATTGACGTCCCCTACGGCGAACACGCCGAAGCCCACGCCGACCTGGAGCTATCCGGCGTACAGGTCTACCACGCTGTAATTCTTAACAATCCCCCCAAAACAAGGAAATCCAAGACTGACGCTAGACTCAAACAAAGGATGTATTAAGCCGTGGCCGCCACCATTGATGCCACTCTGGCTGGAGCTTCGGCTAATTCGTATGTGACGCTGGCGGCTGCCAACACCTATTTCGAGACAGTTCCAAATTCGTCCACTTGGACCGACAAAACTGACGACCAAAAGAATCGCGCCCTGATCTCCGCAACCCGCTGGATCAACGCTCTGAGTTTTTACGGCGACCGTTGCACCACCACTCAAGCCCTCAAATGGCCGCGTGAAGACTACACAGTCGATGACATTGATTTGGCGTGCAGCCTGATTCCCACCGACATCAAAGTCGCCACTTTTGAACTAGCTCGATCTCTAGCCAACGATACAGACGCCATCACTGGCACCACCGGCACAACCGGTATTCCCGACGAAGTGGAGCTAGGCGAACTCAAAGTCAAGTACAACAAGACCAGCCAAACCAGCGGCGTCATTAACAACGTCTTTGACGTCTATCCTTGGCTCCAGACTTACCTCGGCCCTTATTGCATGGGTGGCGCAGCCAATTACGCCGTCCGTCTATTCCGAGGCTGACATGAGCCTGATTGACGATACTTTCGCCTCAATCCCTGCCGGCATCCTTGCCGACTGGGGCCAAACCATCACGTACATCAAAACCACTACGCCCCGCACCTACGACCCCACCACCGGCAACGTCACTGGCGCCGACACCAATGTCACCCTGAAAGGCGTCATTACGCGCCTTACACCCCGCGAATCCGAAGGTCTGTACCAAACCACCGACCTCAAGGTCATCATTGGCAACAGCGAGCTTGGAACGTACTACCCGACCGAAGCCGACCGCATCCAGTACACCCAGGCTGGCGCCACCCGCGAGGCCAAGATCATCGCCATCACCAGCTACCGCGGCGACAACCCCGTCATGCACACCCTAATCGTGAGGCCCCAGTAGTGGATAGACCCCTGGGACAACTAAATCGAGATGTGCGCCGGCAAATTCAAAGTGCTGCTCGCCACGCAGCGGCCGAAATTATGAACGACCTAGCAAAAGCTGGTCCCGTATGGAGCGGGGAATTTTCAAACAGCTGGGTCGCAAATGCACCTGGAGTTGGTGAGGGTCGACAAGGAAGTTATCCCTACACAATCCGCGATACACCGCGCCTTCCAGACACTATAAAAGCTGTAGCCCGCAACCCAAAACTTGTCATAGTCAACACCACGGACTATGCAATGCAAGCAATGGATCTTGAGGAGGGTTACTTCATTAACCCTGGTACAGAACCCCTTGGTCCAGTTGTCCTAGAAGGTAAGCGTTACGGACGAATGCGTGCTGACATCGGTCCTTCAGAAGAAGATCCGACATCTCGCGCCACAGCCCCACAGGACTGGTTTGTGAACTACGTTAACGGCGGCGGTATGCAAAAAAGCCTTGAGAATGGTATCAAAATCGGATTTGCACGAGAGAACTAGTGAACTACCAAGCTATCCGCGCCGCCGTCGAAAATCCCCTGCTGTCAGCCTTTGGTGCATTGGTGCCGGCTGTACCTGTCTTTTTTGACAACATCACAGCTGTTCCAGCAAATACAACAACTGAATACGTGCGCGTCAATATCACTTTTGGATTAACTACAGAGCCTACGTTGACCACCAGCCTCGACAGTGTGCGTGGAGCACTCGTAATCCGCGTATTCAGCGAAAAGGGCCGTGGCCCTGCTCGTAACCAGACTCTGATTGACACAGCAACCACAGTTATTCAGAATTTGAGTACCACACCAAAAGGAATAACCGGTGTATTTCTCCGCACTGGCGCAATAAACGGACCTACATTTTCCTCTACTGAAGAGGCACCCCACTTTGTGGGGCGAATTGATAGCTCCTACGTCGCCACCGTTTTGCCGTAGAAAGAACTTATTACAGGCGCTAACCTGTATTAAGCCGGGCAGTGCCCGCCCCTTCACAGACCGCATAGGTACTTGCCAATGGCCACCGTTCTTTCGGGCACCTCCGGCGCCCTTTACTATTCCCCCGCCGGCACGTCGGTCACCACTTTGGTGGCCGGTGCGTTCCCCTCGTCTGGTAGCAACATCACTGTCGGCTCGTACCTTGGTTTCAAGGTCAACGACCCGGTGACCCTGGCCTACCCGGCTGGCGCCA